ATTATATAATGAAACATTTGAATTTGAGGCTTATGTTAAAAATGTAGATGGATTTGAAGGCGAGGGTGATTTCCTATCCAAGTTTGGTCTACAAATACGAGACCAGATGACACTTACAGTTGCAAACAGAACGTTCGAACGATTTGTCACAAGAGAAGAAGGTACAATTATTCGTCCAAAAGAAGGCGATTTAATTTACTTCCCTTTATCAGAAAACATTTTTGAAATTAAATTTGTTGAAGATGAAAGCCTATTCTATCAATCAGGTGCTTTACAAGTATTTGATATGACTTGTGAATTGGCTGAATACACAGGTCAAAGATTACAAACTGGCCGTGATAATATTGACACATATTTTGATGCATTTAATAGAGAAATACTCACATCAAATACAGCTACATTGAATGCTGTTGCTCAGGTTGACCCAATTGCTCGTAATTTAGTCTTTGAACAGGAAGGCGATGCAATTATTGACTTTAGTGAAATTGACCCATTCAGTGAAAACATTTACATCAACGACGATTAAGGTATAATATGGGAATTGCAAATTATTTTTACAACTCTACTTTGAGAAAATATGTTGCTCTATTCGGCACATACTTTAATCAGATGAAAATCCAAAGAGCGGATAATGATGGTACTTTAATACAAGATATGATTGTACCTATTTCATATGCTCCTTTCCAAAAGATTTTAGCTCGTGTGACACAAGACCCTAATTTTTTAAAGGGTGTAGCAATTAACCTGCCAAGAATGTCGTTTGAAATGACCAATATGACATACGACCCAGAACGTAAAGTTGCTCCAACAAGAAAGGTAAGAAAAACTGGAGTTGATACTGAAGGTGGTGGCAGACGATTTGTATATGCTGGAGTGCCATACAATTTAGATTTTTCATTGTACATTATGGCTAAATATAATGAAGACGCAGTAAAAATATTAGAACAAATTTTACCATTCTTTAATCCAGAGTTTACAAGTACTGTGCGATTAATTGATGGTTTGGAACCAATGGATATACCTTTAATCCTGAATGATACAACATTTGAGGATTTATATGAAGGCGACTTCGAGGAAAGAAGAAGTGTTCTTTATACATTAAATTTCACGATGAAAGGTTGGTTCTTTGGGCCAGAAAGAGATAAGGCTGTTATTAAGTTTATAGATGTTCGTTATGCAACGGATACACCTTCTAACACATCGTTTGAAGAATTTTATTCAGTGTCACCAGGTATGACTGCAAACAACGAACCTACGACTGATAGAGCGTTAAGTATTGACTATAGTTTAATTGAATTTGATGATAATTGGGATTACACAGAGGAAATCGCAAATACAGCACCTTCCGTTTGACATTTATAATTAAATATGTTATAATGGAACATAGCAATTTTATATAATGGAGTAATTATGAAAGTAGGATTTACAGCTAGTACATTTGATTTATTACATGCTGGACATGTACAAATGTTAAGAGAGGCAAAAGAACAGTGTGACTATCTAATTTGTGGTTTACAAATGGACCCAAGCTCTGATAGGCCAGATAAAAATTCACCTGTTCAAACTGTGGTTGAAAGATATACTCAACTTAAGGCGGTAAGTTATGTTGATGAAATTATACCTTATTCAACCGAAAGGGATCTAGAAGATATCCTTGAAATGTATACAATTCATGTTCGTATACTAGGAGAGGAATATCGCGATAAGGATTTCACAGGTAAGGATATATGCCGTAAACGAGATATAGACCTTTACTTTAATAAGAGAGACCATCGCTTTAGTAGCAGTGGTTTGAGACAAAGAGTTTGTGATAAAGAAAAGGATTATGAGTACTAATTATGAGCGATGATAAAATTGCACAAGCACTAAATATGAGGCCTTTGGAAGAAGCAGAGGAAGAAAAACAAGAAATTTTGGATGAACTTAATCCGGATAAATTACCTGATTTACCTGCCAATGCATTCACTACAAATGACGAAGTAGAAAATTTACCAGCAGAGACACCAGCTGGCGAATTAGTTCCAGCAGATGTACTCGCTGATGAAAATTTAAAAGACATTGAACTTGCACGACGAAACATTGAAAATATTATTGGTTTAGGTGACGACGCAGTGAAGGAAATGGTTGAAATTGCAAAACAATCTGAATCGCCTAGAGCATTTGAGGTTGTATCTCAATTAATGAAAACACTGCTTGACGCAAACAAAGATTATGTTGATATGTCAACCAAAAAGAGATATGCAAAGGAAGAACAGGCTCCTTCTACAAACGTCACAAATAATAATCTTATTGTATCAACAGCTGATTTACTTAAAATGATTAAGGACGATAATAGTAATGCCTGATTTTATTAAAGGATATCTGGGCAACAATGACCTCAAAAGATCTGGTGAGGAAATTGAATTTACACCTGATATGCTTAAGGAATATGTGAAGTGTTCTAAGGACCCAATATATTTCGCTGAAAATTATATTAAAATTGTACATGTAGATAAAGGTCTTGTAAACCTTGATATGTATGATTATCAAAAAGAAATTACAGAAAAGATTACAAATAGTAGACGTGTTGCTGTATTAACAGCAAGACAGAGTGGAAAAACTACAACAGCAGTTGCAGTTATTTTACATTATATTTTATTTAATGAATTTAAAACAGTTGCTATTCTTGCAAATAAAGGTGATGCTGCAAGGGAAGTTCTTTCAAGAGTTCAACTTGCTTATGAAGCTTTACCTAAATGGATGCAACAAGGTATTGAGGAATGGAATAAAGGTAATATTACCTTGGAAAATGGCTGTAAAATATATGCGGGTACAACCACATCATCGGCCATTCGTGGTAAATCTATCAGTTTCCTCTATCTTGATGAGGTCGCGTTCATTGAAGGCTTTGATGAGTTTTTTGCTTCGGTATATCCGACAATCTCATCTGGTGATACCACAAAGCTCTTAATGACTTCTACACCAAACGGGTTAAACCATTTTTGGAAAACTTGTAAGGGTGCTGAAGAAAAGACCAATGGTTATGAATTTGTAAAGGTGATGTGGCATGATGTTCCAGGCCGTGATGAAAAATGGCGTAAGGAAACAATTGAGGCACTTGACCATGATGAAGAAAAGTTTAATCAAGAATATTGCTGTGAATTTATTGGAAGCTCTGGCACACTGATTAGTGGTGCCAAATTGAAACAGCTTCTACATTCCAAACCATTGGTTGAAAAAGAAAATATGTATCAATATGAAGCGGTGAAGGAAGGTCATGCATATGTAATGACTGTCGACGTATCTCGGGGAAAAGGCCTCGATTATTCGACATTTACTGTGTTTGATGTGACTGAAATGCCTTATAAACAGGTCGTTTGTTATAGAGATAATATGATAAGTCCTGTTGATTTCGCTTCAATTATATATAGAATAGGCCTAATGTATAATGAGAGTGCTATTCTGATTGAGGTTAACGATATCGGTGAACAGGTTTCTGATGTACTTTTAATGGACTACGGCTATGAAAATCTTCTATTCACCGAGAATGCTGGACGTTCAGGTAAAAAAATATCAGGTGGATTTGGAAGAAGTGCTGACCATGGAATAAGAACAACAAAAAGTGTTAAACAAAAGGGTTGTTCAATACTAAAAATGCTGGTTGAACAAAATCAGATGATTTTAGTAGATTATAACACAATACAGGAGTTATCGCGATTTTCTAAAAAGGGATTTTCCTACGAAGCTGAACCTGGGTTTCATGATGATATGGTCATGAATTTAGTCATCTTTGCATGGCTAACTGATGACAGATTTTTCAGAGAATTAACAGACATAAATACCTTGGCACAATTAAGAGAAAAGACCGAGGAACAGCTCAACGAGGATTTATTACCCTTTGGGTTTATTGATACAGGCGACGACATAAACCAAGATGGTGGATGGCAGTCTGTACCTGGAAGAGCTTTTGAGGTATAGGCTCAACTTTTTATAAATAAAGAGTGATAACTAATTATAACAAATAGGTTTTAAATAGATAATATTAAAGGAGAAATAATATGGCTTTTTCCGTAAGTCCTTCCGTAATTGTTCGTGAAGTGGACGCATCAGCAGCGGTACCGGCCATCGCAACACCACCTGCAGCTATCGCTGGAGTGTTTAGATGGGGTCCTGTAGGCGAAGCAATTCTTGTTTCTTCGGAGAATGAACTAGTAAGTCGTTTTGGTGAACCAACCAATGATAACTATGAGACATTTTTCGTAGCAGCAGATTACCTTTCATACGCTAATGCATTATATGTAGCTCGTGTTGATAACGGTGCAGTCGCAGCTTCTGCAAGCGATACTTCAAACGCAAATACACAACTACACACTTTTGGTGGATTCGATGCTTTATATCCAGGCGCATTAGGTAATTCAATCGATGTTTCTTATTGTAAATCTGATGATTTTTCAGATGTATTAATTGACGTTGGTGACATTACTGCTTCAAAAATCACTGGTAATACACAAATCTCTCAAACAATTTCATTTAATAGTTCAAGTGTGACCTTCGAGGTTGCTCCAGCTGAAAGAATTACAGTTGCAGATGTGAATGTTGGTGATTTAATTAGAATCGGTAATGATTCTGTTGGTTATCAAGAAATTCCAGTCTCTTCACTTTCTGAAACAGCTTTGGATTCAGCAGGTGATGAAACTGCTAATAATGCATTAATCTCATCTTACGAGTATGTATTAACATTAAGCAATAACTATTTGCTTGCAGAAACAGACTTGAATAAACTTTCATTAGAAAGAAAATGGAAACATGCTGGTTTATTTGGTGTCGCTCCTCAATCTGGAAACTATCACATCGCAGTTATTGATGGTGATGGTAGTGTCGCAGGTGAAGCTGGGGTAGCACTAGAAATTTACACAGACGTTTCAACAACATCAACAGCAAAAACATCAGATGGGTCAACAAACTATTATAAAGATGTAATTGACCAAAGATCTGATTGGGTAAAAGTTGCAAATACTGCACACTTTGAAGCTCAAACACTTGCTTATGAAGATCTTGCAAATGGTACAGACGGTACTTCAGAAAGTGCTACTGGACTAGGTGCTCTTGCAGGAGGTTATGACCTCTTCGCAAATGATAATGAAATCGATGTTTCATTTGTTCTTCAAGGTAAAGGTGATAACTCAGGTAATGTTGCAAACTATATTATCAGTAATATTGCTGAGAGTAGAAAAGATTGTATCGCATTCATTTCACCTTCTAAGGAAGCTGTTGTTGACGAAAACAAAACAAACGCAAAACTTACAAATGTAATTGCATACAGAAATGCATTACAGAATAGTTCATACTTCTTTATGGACTCTGGATACAAATATAGATACGACAAGTATAATGACACATACAGATATGTACCATTAAACGGTGACATGGCTGGTCTTGCTTCTCGTGTTGAACCTTATGAGTCTCCAGCTGGTTTCCGTAAGGGCGTAATTAAGAATGTTGTAAAACTTGCATTTAATCCAAGTAAAGCACAAAGGGACCAACTTTATAGTTCTGATGTTAACCCAGTAATGTCACAGGTAGGACAAGGTGTTGTTCTATTTGGGGATAAAACAGGATTAGGTTTACCAACTGCATTCTCTAGTATCAATGTTCGAAGATTGTTCATTGCAGTTGAGAAAGTAATTGCTAATACCGCTCAAACATTCCTATTCGAGTTGAATGATGAGTTTTCACAAACTCAATTCAAGAATATAGTGGAACCTTTCTTAAGAGATATTCAAGGAAGGAGAGGAATTATAGACTTCAGAGTTGTATCTGATAGTACTGTAAATACGCCAGCTATAGTGGACCAAGGTAAGTTTAGAGCTAATATCTTCATCAAACCTGCTAGAAGTATTAATGTAATTGAACTTACATTTGTTGCTACACGTAGCGGAATTGAATTTGAAGAGATTGTAGGTTCTCTATAATAGGATAAATAATTTTTAGAAATAATAGGAGAAACGAGAATGGCATTTAATATTAACGAGTTTAAATCACAACTAGTAGGTGGTGGTGCTCGGTCTTCCCTTTTCCAAGTGCAGATACTCAATCCTGTGGCTCCTGAAGCAGATTTCAAAGTTCCGTTTATGGTTAGGGCTGGTGGAATTCCAGCCTCAAACATAGGTTCATTTGAGGTTCCTTACTTCGGTAGAAACGTCAAATATGCTGGTGATAGAACATTTGATGATTGGACAGTCACAGTAATTAATGATGAGGATTTCATTGTAAGAAATGGCTTCGAGGCTTGGATGAACGCTATCAATACTCATGATAGTAATGTTCGTGCATTACCTCAGGACTACAAGTCCAATGCCGTTATTACACAATATAGCAAAGATGGTGATGCTATCAGATCTTATGTATTTGAAGGCATGTATCCAACAACTATTGACCAGATCGACATGGATTGGTCAAACGTTGATGCTATAGAGGAATTCGGTGTGACATTTGCTTATGACTTTTGGAGAGTTGAAGGAAGCACTGGAATTCCAACTACATAATTTAAATAGGTGATATTTTGAAAATTTTTGGCTTTGAAATAAAGAGGTCAGAAGAGGAACTTGATAACGTACCAGTTTCTTTTGCTGAGCCCCAAAATGATGATGGTGCAATTACAGTAGGTAATGCGCTAGGTGGTTTTTATAATACAATTTTAGATATGGAAGGCTCTGCTAAAACAGAGTCTGAGTTAATTACTAGATATCGTCACATGGCGATGCAACCTGAGATTTCTCAGGCGATTGACGACATAGTCAACGAAGCAATTAGTATTGACACAAACGACCAAGTGGTAGAGATTGCTCTTAATGAGACAGACTTACCAGAAAAGGTTAGGAAGAAAATTGTTGATGAGTTTGATAACATACTGACGCTATTTGATTTTACAAATAACGCCTATGATATGTTTTATAAGTTCTATGTGGACGGTAGATTAAATTATCACATTATTATTGATGATGATGATTTAAAGAAAGGAATTGTAGAATTAAGATATGTAGACCCTCGTAAGCTAAAACTTATTAGGGAAGTTGATAAAAAGCAAAAAGACAAACACTCTGGTATTCCAACGAAAAGAGTTAAAAATGAATACTACATGTATTCAGATACTGGATTCCAGAATACAAGCACTGGAGGCGTAGGGTCGCCGGTTCCTGGTGGTACAACCGGGTTTAAAATTGCGAAGGACTCTATTGGTAGAGTGACTTCAGGATTGATGAATGAGAATAATAGTTTAGTATTATCTCATTTACATCCAGCAATTAAGGCACTTAATCAGCTTCGTATGCTTGAGGACGCAACAGTCATTTATACTTTGACTCGCGCGCCAGAGAGAAGAATTTTTTATATTGATGTAGGTAATTTGCCTAAGAATAAGGCGGAACAATATCTTAGAGATATGATGGCCCGTCATAAAAATAAACTTCAGTATAATTCGTCAACAGGTGAAATTACAGATTCACGTAAAATGTTGACAATGACTGAAGATTTTTGGTTCCCTCGTAGAGGTGGCGAAAGGTCAACCGAGGTTGATACTTTAGCCGGAGGTGCAGCTCAAGCTTTAAGTACTGATGAGAACCTTCAGTATTTTCAGCGTAAGTTATATAAAGCACTGAAGGTACCTTTAACAAGATTGGAACCAGAAACACAGGCAACTTTTGGACGTGCATCTGAAATTACTCGTGATGAACTAAAATTTGGTAAGTTCATACGTAGGGTAAGAACAAGATTTTCTTGGTTATTCAATATGGTACTTGAGAAACAATTGGTATTGAAAGGAATTTTAACACCAGAAGAGTTTAACGAAATCAGAAATCAAATTCGTTATGACTTTGTAAAAGACAACTATTTCGAGGAACTCAAGGAAGCTGAGATATTAAGAGAAAGATTAACTACATTAAGAGACGTAGCTGATTACACTGGTAAGTATTTCTCTCATCAATGGATTGTGAAAAATGTTCTTCAAATGTCTGAAGAAAAGGCAAATGAAATGGAAGATGAGATTGAACAAGAAAGAAGAGCAGGCGCGTTCGATGATGAAGACCAAGGTTTTTAATAAATAGATAATAGAATTAAATAGGGACTCAATATGAAACAATTTAAAGACATTCTCTCCGAGGTAGGCCAACCAAAGGCGCCCGAAGAAAAGAGATTTAAAGACCAACATGAGATTGAGCGAATCGATCATCCTGTTGCTTTGGATTCTCAATTTACAGGCGACATTGAAGGTTTAACACCCAAGAAACGTCCGGCAGATAATGCCAAGGGAGATGATAAAAAAGCTTACGACCAAGCTTATAAAAAGAAAGTTTCTCAAACTCTACCTAAAAGAGGTAATACAATCGTTGTCGATGATGAAGAACTTACTGATGACTATGATTGGACCGAGGAAGAAATTAATACCCTCGCAGAGGAATTATCAAA